CGCCCCATCTATTTTCGACGCGCTGAATACAGAACGCCAAAGCCGAGTTGACATTCAGGAGGGGGCTTCCGTAGCGGAGAGTGACAGACGAGACATTGAAAGAATAACCGCAGAAAAATGGGAGGTATACCTTGCACTTAAAAAATTGGAGGCTGCATGCCAGCCTTCCGAACTTCCGAACTTAGGTCCCGGATGGTCGAAGTGTCACCCCAGCGGGCATGAGGGGATGGAGGCCATCGCCGAGGGCACATGGACAACCCCAGAGGGTGTCCGAGACCCATGGCCGGCCGAGTCCTTCACCAGCCGCCGAAACCGGATCGAGAGATATAAGGCCGAAGCCGAAGCATCTGTTCAAGGCTGGCATGGTGAGGGAACGGGCTATTCCGCAACAGGCGCCGGCGATCCGATGATGGTCACATCAGAATGGCCCCCCAAAATGCGTTGGCACCAAAAAGCCTCAATCTTTCTTACACAGGAAATTCCAACAGTCAAAGGCCGTCAGAAGACCACGATGCAGTACGTCGGAGAAGAACACGGACAATTGGAAGATCGGCCACTGTACGATTCCACCGCGACCGCGTATGGCGATATTGCTCCGGGAGAACCCGGCTATATATCAGATGCAGAAAGAGCCGCCTGGGGCAAAGACCCGGCCCTCACCGATCTTGGCGGGACTGTTGTATTCAAGCAACATAGTCGCGAGGAGATTATGGCGGGGTTTATCGATTTCCTCGCGAGTCCCCTGGCGAAGAGATCGGCAGCACCTCAAGGTTATTATGGTCTTGGTTCTGAATATAACCTCGATAGGGTGTATGGTGGGGTAGATGCAGTCAATACCACCGGCGGCACCCCTGGCGCCCTGCGGGTGATGAGAGAGAAAATGCTTGAAGCCGGCACACTTTTAGATAAGATAGAAGAAAACTCGCGCTGCATTCAAGAAATAACAGACGGTTATGATGGCGCATTTCTTAAGATGTTGCGAGATATTGAGCAAGAAGTTACTGGGCCGATTGATGCTGCAGAAATAGCGTTAAACTTTTATTGTAGATGGGCCCGCGGAGATACTCGACTTGAGGGCCCCACAGGAAAGACGGTATCGGCCGAGGGCTGTACCGATCGCGGCAAAAGAAAGCAAGAGGAACACAATAAAGCATCGCAAGAGCATGGTCTCGGAGAAATTCTCATAACTAGCGAATACGGACGCCGCATTCTCTATAGGGAACAGTGCTTTTTGCTTTCTTTCATTAATGAATTCATAGACTATAAAGTAAACAAAATAGAAAACAAATATGAAGCTGCCAAAAGGACAGAATTCGAAGGAGGTGTCGCACACGCAAAACGTTTGCCATATCACGCTAGAGGAAAAGCGGCCGGCGAAGACGGCGGCATTACCGCAAATGCATGTGTTATGGCGTCAGGAGATCCGTATGGTTTTATAAATAGACTTACACAAAACCCAACACAAGCTGAATTATTTAAAATCGAGCCTCACAAGTTGGGACATTTACAACCAATGATACGTCTATTTAAGATAGAATATGGCGCCGGTACAGTCGAACAACAACGAGAAATACCTTTTGAACAAAGCAGCAAAGATATCGCTGATGCCCTTTCTGATAAGAATAAGCGAGGTGCTGGAGTTGGAATTAAAAAGTTTTTGTTCGTATATGATGGTAGCAATCCATTTGCTGCAAAAAAGAGTATTAAAGCCAAATTGGTAATCTTTTCTAATAGTTTTGATGATCTACTAAAAGATAGAGGTGGTTGGCGTTATGTTGATCTAGCCTTAAAGACAGGGGGCTCTAAGTTGGCTGTAGGAGGAGAGAAGCTAGAATCGGGAGAATATGGATGTAGAAAATCAGTTTATGAAGAAAATGAAAATCTTTCAAAACTTAATTTTAGATTAAAAGCAGTTGTAGGATATGCTCGACCGTCCAATGATGCATTTTTGACACAAGCACAAAAAGACGCAATATATAATTCTTATGTAACTTTAAACCTTACGCCGACCGTTCATGATTTTGCTTTTGATGACATGGGGCGTGTTACACTTACAATTAACTATCTAGCTTATGTTGAAGATTTTTTCGATCAAGGTCTCTTTAATATTTTTTCAGATGTGGATATTATCAAGCAACAGACTCATCGAAGATTGCAGATGAAAAAATGGAGAGTAGAATGCGAGGCAGATGAAATTAACAAGATTAAAGAATCTTTTGCAGAAGAAGTTTTAGAAGAGAAGCGCACAAGTGTACAATCTGTGGTTGCAAGATTATTAAGAAGAAATAAAATAAAATATATTAATATTCCATATAAACAAATACAGCGTTTTACAAAATTTGGCCCTTTTGCGGAAATGACTAATTTTGATGTAGGGGACTTAATAAGAGACAGCGAATCCACACAAGAGGACTGGGAAACTTTAGTCCACGGCGCATTAGAAAATTATGGTGCCTCCGGACTGGAAGGCACCGAAAAGAAAGGCCTTGAGGCTGCTTTAGCTGTCACAAATCCAAATAGTGAAAGTTTGCCGTTTTTTTACGTTAGTGATCTGGTAGATGTTATTTTAGAACAAATTGACGAGGCCTTAGAAAAAATGCCGCCCATTATTGATGAGTTAACAGAAAATACGGTGGAATGCGATCGAGAAGTAGAAAAAGATAAATATGTAAAATTTAAAAAACAATTTGAAAGATTTAGATGTCTTTTGGGCCCTTTCGAGGTTATTAATCCTGCTAATGTTAGTGAGTCTTTCTTTGCATCTATGGGTGACATACCCATTGCATTAAAATATTTTATTGGATGGTTAACCAATAATCTGGCAAAAAAAAATGAAAGCGTTTATCCGTTAGCAAAATTTTTAAATGATTTATTTAATAATTTAATTAAAAACTTTTTGAATAGCGACGATTGCTATGCTATATCAGTTAAACAAAAAATAAGAGTACAGCAAGCAGCTCTAACGTCATATCCTCAGAGATACCAGGATAGCAAGGGCCCCACAAGAGACGAATTTACTGCAGCAATACTTCAATATGATAATAATCAGAAGGAAGCCGCTTCTCATGTTTTTCTTCACGAATGGTGGCGCCAACCCTTTTTAAATGTACATGGGCCCTCAGATAGCCCAATAGCTGAAAGAACAACGGAGAGTGAAATTAATTATTTAGCATTTTTTGCTGGAAGAACTCAACCGCTTGAAAAAATGAAAGGCATCAGGGCATTAGATGAACGGGTTGGTATTTTTCACTATATGTTAGGACAACCAAATGGGATAATAAAGAAGATCAATCTTACAAAAACAGACTCAAAGGGCCTCGCCGAAGTTAGGTTTGAACAGGACGGCTATGATGGATTAAAACAATTAAGAGTAGTTTATGATGTAACGGCTAAAACTTTTGCCAATGTTCAGGTGTTTCCTGGAACATATATATTTGTCGAACCTTTAGGATTTGCTCCCAACATGTCTTCTTATGGTGGCGGCGTTTATGATTTATCTGAATATGGCATTGGAGGTTATTGTATGGTTTATCGCTCAACCCATGTTTTTGGTCCCGGTATAGCTGAAACAGAAATCGAAGCAAAGTGGGTAAACTCCATTGAAAAATCTGCCGAAAAAGAAGAAAAAGAAGGCAAGGAAGCCAACTTGCTAGCCGGCGATAATGCTGCTGGATATAACAAATGTTCAGCCGACTGGCGCAAAAACGCATCATCTGGGTGGACCGGCGAAGGCACCGAAGGTGCTTTTGGGGAAGTTCAGCAGCAAGAAGGTGGAGTCATGGGCTTTTTCAGAGACACGATAGCCTTAATTACTAGTTAAAGGATTTAGGAAACAGAATATGTCAATATATTATAAAGAAAGCAATAGCGAAGAGATAGCTCAAATCTTTAATAAAAAAATTATTTATTATGGTGATATGGCAAGGCTTAGTCCAAAAAATGTGGTCAATTTTCATTTTGGTGAAAAATATTTATATGGAAGAGTGAGTGTTGATTCCGTTCCCATGATATTTAAATCTCAAAAAGGTTTAAAAAGGTTTACCGGTAAAACAAACAAAGAAGACTTGAAAGCAGTAAATTTTGTAGTAGACAACTTTGAAGCCATGGCCCAACGATTCAGAAAACATGCGAGAATGGGATTAATAGATAAAGACGATCAATACATGAGTGACTTAAAGGTTTACAAGGCATACGAAGATCCAACAGTATTATACACAAACTATGCAAGGGCTTATTTTAAATCCGTTGCAGCTGCTTTTAGACAAGAGAATTCAAATATAATAAATTTTGAACAATTCATCAATGCTTTAAATTCATATTTAGAGGCAACCACAAATAGTAAATTGCCATTCACGATGCCGGCTTTCATTAAAAGTAGACTATGCCCATTGTCCGTATCGGGTCTTGTAATTGAAATCGCAGACTTAAAGCACTCTAATGATGATCAAAAAATACAACAATTTGTTAATAGTAAAAATTGGGATTTTTATGCAAATACTTGTAATACATATGGGTTCATGATTGACATGAATGCGCCATGGCGACTGGTGGCTGATTTAGATACTGTTTCTATGTTAAGCTATGCTGCTAAGTATAAGATGCCAAATATATATTCCGTATTTATGACGCTATACCGATCGCCTGCCTATGGATATTTTAATAAGCTTAAATTTGATTTATTAAGGCTATATAACACGATAAAACCAACTCAGGCAACATTTGATGATGGGTGTACTCGGAGGATAATTACTCCTGTTGAATATACTAGTGAAAGTCTTGACGAGATTTTTGGTGAGGAATATTTTTTGAAGCTTTATTTTAATATTCGTTTTATGGAAGAAGAATCAAAATTTACTGATGCTGAAAAAAATAGATTAATCTCGGAAGCAATTCAGGTTTATCGAACACACGGCAAAGGCACAACTATTGCAATTTTTGAATCTATTTTAAATAAAATGTTTGACTATCGAGGCTCATTGAGTTATATTATAAAGGCAATCAATAAAATGAAAGCAGAACAAGAAGGATTAGATTCTGGCACCACAGAATCAACTTATGAGGGTGTTATGACCGGAGGTGGTTATTGATTTTTCAAGCACTTGACGATAAGTCAGAATGCATTGGAATTTATACAGACGGCAAGTTATCGTTTGATGATTTTCCAACAGATTTAACAAAGACATGGCGCTATAGTGCTTCCATTGCAGATCCTGATGTGGAATACGCCTGGATCCGCGCTGGAGGGCGCACCATTACTGATTGCTGCCCAGAAGATTTATGTAACGAGCTTCAAGCTGTTCAAAGAAAAATGAGAGCATACATCAAGTCTTTCAAGATCGCAAAAGTTAACATGATGGATCATTGTGCGTTTGATTTAATTCCTCATGATTTTCTTGTACGTTTTTGCGAGATTAAAAATAAAGTAACAGAACACGTTTTTGAGATTTATGAAAGGCCCGATAATTACGAACATCTCGATGGCGTATATAAGCTTTTACACAAGATTCGCTATCAGAAGCTTAATCTTAATAGCGAAGATTGTAAGCACCTGTTTTATTCTTCTATGAACCGTCAAAAAATTCAAGAACTCATGAAGAACTATAAGACGATTGATTACAATATGTTTGGAACAATCACAGGAAGGCTCACCACTCATCCTGAATCGTTCCCGATGTTAACTCTCAAGAAAGAGCTGCGAAGAGTGATCAAGCCTCATAATGATCTTATGATGAGCCTTGATTATAACGGCGCAGAAATTCGTACATTATTAGATTTAAGCGGACAAGAGCAGCCAGAATATGATATTCATGAATGGAATATTCAGAATATTATCAATGACTTAGAAATGACACGCGAGGAAGCAAAGCTATATTTCTTCGCATGGCTATATAATCCAGAATCAAATGATATCGAATCAGACTATTACGATCGCAAGAAAGTTCTTGACAAATACTACATAGATGGCCATATTCATACTCCGTATGGACGCAAAATTAAAGTGGAACAGAGAAAGGCCTTAAACTACTTAATCCAAAGCACAACGGCAGATCGCGTATTGTCAAAGGCAGTTTTAATTGATCAAATGCTTGAAGGTAAAAAATCATTCATTTCACATATCGTACACGATGAAATTGTGATTGATTATGCAGATGAAGATAGGGGCATTGTGGTGGGAATTAGAGAGGCGTTTGAAGATGGTTATTTGTCAAACTTTAGAGCAGGAAAAGATTATTATAATCTAAACGAGATAAAGCTGTGATCTCAATTATTGGCTTAGGTAATGCTGCCTCAAAGATTGCCGAGAAATTCAAACAAACAAAAAACTACAGTGTTTATCTTATGAATGACAAGATCGAGAGAAATTCGAAATATAAATTCAAATTAAAAACATACGAAACACCAGAAGAGTACGAGGCCAATATTCCAAATGTAGGTAAATTTTTAGACTCAACTGACGATCACATACAGATTTTTGTTGTAGGCTCATCCTTTAGCTCGAATTATTCGTTGGGAATCTTACAGCAAATTAAAGATAAAAAGATAGATGTCTTTTTTATTCAACCCGATTCCGAACTAATGACCGGCCTTCCAAAAGCTTTAGACAAGATTGTATTTAGTATTTTGCAGGAATACGCACGTTCAGGTTTATTTAATTCCATTACTCTTTTATCTAATGTTCTGATTGAAAAAACAATTGGAGACATTCCAATTAAAAAGTATTATGATATGATTAATGATTCAATTTTTTCGACAGTTCACTATGTAAACTATTTCAATCATGCAGAGCCAGAAATTGGAATAGTTGCAAAGCCATTAGATATCAGCCGTATCAGAACTTATGGAGCTTTAGATATAAAAAATCTTGAAGAAAAATGGCTTTATAAGCTTGACATGGATCGAGACATATGTTATTATCTATGTATAAACAAAAACAGATTAGAAAACGAAGGAGGATTACATAAAAGAATTGTCGACATGCTCAAAGAGAAACCTCGAAATGCATTTCGCAAGATTTCATATGCAATCTATGAAACAGAACACGATGACTTTGGGCTCTGCGTTGCCCACACTAACGCAATACAAGAATACACTTGACAAGCTACGTTGAGTGTTATACAATAGGAATCAAGGAAAGCTTGATTTACTTTACCCAACAACAGGAGAAAACTAAAATGGGAATTGATATGGAACTAATGCGAAAGAAGCTCGCAACCCTTCGCGGCGAAGGAAATAAGGACGCAAACTCACCCTGGTTCAAGCCAGATGAGGGCGATACAGATATTCGGATCGTGCCGACAAACGATGGCGATCCGCTTAAGGAAATGTTCTTCCACTATAATGTGGGCGAGCATCGTGGTGGCATTATGTGTCCAAAGCGCAACTTTGGAGAAAACTGCCCCATTTGTGAATTTGCTTCTTCGCTCTGGCGCGAAGGAGTAGACAAGAACGATGAGGAGAGCAAGAAGCTTGCAAAGTCACTCTTTGTGCGCACTCGCTATTTCTCGCCCGTTGTTGTGCGTGGCCGCGAAGACGAGGGAATTAAAGTCTACGGCTACGGAAAGCAGGCTTACGAGTTGCTTTTGGGATACATTCTGGATCCCGAGTATGGTGATGTTACCGACATCAACGAGGGAACGGACATTACCCTTACCTATACAAAGCCCACCAAGCCTGGAGCATATCCTCAGACAAACCTGAAGATGCGTCGAAACACGTCCACCCTCCTGGAAGAGGCAGATGCGATCCCCGCCCTCCTCGATCGTATGCCCGACTTTGATGGTCTATTTGATCGTCTTAGTGCATCCCAGGTCGACGCAATCTTGGATGAGCAGCTTTCCGGAAATTCTTCCGCTGAAAGTCGCTCTTCTGAGACAGCCAAGTACGGTGCCACTGGTAAGAAAAGTGATGTAGACCGTGCCTTTGATGAATTGATGAGCGGCTGATCTAACTAGGTGCGTCTAGGACCGATGGCAGAGCGGGGCTAAAATACTCTGCCACATTTTTATCCAAAGGAGGGATTATGAAGTACGCCGTACTGATCGCCGCATGCGCTCTAATGAGTGGATGCGGAGACGCTGACGAAGACACCGGTGAAGACACCGCCGCTGTCGCAGAGTAATACAAAAAAGCCGCTGGCAGACCGGTGAAAAGTCTGCCGCTTTTCTTAACAAAGAGGGACACATGGCAAAGAAAGCAAAAGCAGGTCGTGTAGCAATGCAAGACCTAATGAAATTAGTAAACAAGAAAGCCGGCAGAAGTGTCGCGCACGACTTAACCGGAGACAATCCAACCTCCGTTAAAGATTGGATCCCAACAGGCTCTCGCTGGCTTGACTCTATTATTTGCAAGGGTCACCGCGCCGGCATTCCT